GGGTGAATCAAATGGCTTTTTAGGTGCTGCGGGTTTCTTTGGTGCAACTGGTTTCTTCGGTGCTTTTGCGTCAGAAGCAGTAGCACGAGCAGCGCGACCAGCATTCTTTTTCTTCCAGTTAGCCTCAACCTCTGGACCGTGGAACTTGTCCCACTCAGGACGCTTCAAGAATCCAGCCTTGCCGCCACCTTTTTGAATCAAACGAATTTGTTCTTGATGTTCGTTGTACTTACGAGTCATGTAGTCAGAAAGAGATTCGTTATTTCTTGGAAGTCCCTTTGGTACAGGGATGCCACTTACATCATCAACCAACTTTGGTTCCTTCGGAGCCTTGGGTTTTTTAGGGGCGACTGGTGCCACTCGTGGTTTACGAGGCTTTGCAGTTGCTGCAGCCGCTTTAGGTGCTTTAGGTTTGCGAACTCCACCACTTGGAAGTTTCTCGGGGGTTCCTTCATAGACAGGGTTTCTGCGTCCACGAACTCCTGCTTCAGCACCTTCGGCATAAGCCATGAGGTCTGGCGCAATATCACGGAGACCACGACGAATAGCATTATCACGAATTGGAGTTCTGTCTGCTTCTCCGACGATGGTGCGTTTTGGTTTTACTTTCGGTGGGCGTGTTTCAAGTGCGTCAGCCAGTCTTCCTGCGCCACGCTCAATACGACCAATGCGCGTACGCTTTGGTGGTCTAGTTTCAAGAGCATCTGCAAGGCGACCAGCACCGCGCTCAATACGACCTGCACCACGAACTTTAGGTGGCTTGGTTTCTAGTGCGTCAGCAAGACGCCCTGCACCTCGTTCTACAACACCAGCACCTCTAATTTTCCGTACTGGTGCACCGACTACACGACCAGCAGGAGCCTTCGGTAAGTTTGTTTCTAAAGCATCAGCGATTCTTCCTGCGCCTCGTTCAATAGCGCCTGCGCCAGCAAGACGGCGACCCATAGCAGCGTTGCGTCGCGCAACACGCTTGCCGCGCTTTGCATCATCAGCATTTTCAATTCGTTCACCAACATTTTGAAGACCATTGGCTAAACGACGAGCAAGACCAGCGCCACAGTTACGACCAAAACGGTCAGTGATTTGACCACCAAAAGCCATCCCTGGTGGGCAACGCCAACCGCCACGACGATTTGTGCCAGGAATAGACAAGCCAGCATCCCAAAGTGCGCGAGTCCTCTTGACTTCAAAGTTCATTGAAGCCTTATTGGAGTCAGCGACAAAAGCACCAGCCTTGAACTGGATTGCGTTATGCCATTCACTGTCATCTAGTTGAGAAAGTTGAGCATCCAAGATGGAGATGATTTGAAGTTCATCCACGCTCTTCTTGCCTTCAATTTGCTCTACTACGGGAATCTTCTTTGCCTGAGCAATCAGTTCATCAAGACGAAGTTTGTTATTGCGGGCATAAGCAATAGGTCCTTCAACGGACATGGAATTATCAAGTGTCGCCGTGAGTTGACCCTTGGTCACTTGGCGTACTGCATACTCATCGTTCATCCAACCAGACCATGTCTTGGCGTTCTCAGACAGAGGGTGAAATTCTGTACCACCCTTCAAAATGCTGACTACTGCATAGGGCATCTTGTTTTTGTCTGTGATGATGAATGCTGTTTCCATACTAAATTCCGAGCAACGATAAAAATTGTGATTTGTTTGATTTTAATGCTTTGAGGCGATTGTCGTATATTTTCCGTACGATTAAAATGTGTGCCTTCTCTGCTGTAGAAAGTTCACCATCTGCAGTCAATCGGGATATGTATTCATCCCATTTAAATTTTTCTGCCCTATTAAGAATATTATCATACAATCTGCTTAATACTTTTCTGGCTTCTTCACTAATGCCGTCGTAAGCCTTTTTGTATGTTGCAGTTTCACGGGTAGTCAAGTACGAAGGTAAGTCAAGTTTATACCTGACATTTATTTCTGCTGTTGTTAATCCTGCACCAAGCGATAATTCATTACTGGTAGGAACGACCGTGAGTTTTGCTCCAGAACGGACAGGTGTAATAGTTGCAGGTGAACGCCCACGCTTATCTGAGACAAAGTCACTCATTGCGATACGCAACAAATCTCCGTGGTCAACATCTTTGAGAGGGGCATTGAGGTCAAGTTTGTAGCCATCTGGCACTGCGTCACCAAGGACGGTACTGCGTCCCTTGGGGGTCTTTATGAATCGTGCTGGTGCTGTTTGGAGTCCAAGTTGTGATGCAATGTCTGAATAGATGCGCTCAGCAATGGAGCCATTTTTCACTGTTTCTGGAACTTGATAGATTGCGTTCCCGTCACCTTTGCTGAACTTGACCACGCCTGTATTGAGGTTTTCTTGTTCGTAGATGTCAGTAGCGGATAGTGCCTGAGCGAGAAACTCTTGCGGAACATCAAATGGGTCACCACCGTTTTTAATGTAAGCAATTGCTTCTTGGACGCTAGATGGGGAGTCTGTTGATGAACCGCCATCTTCACGAAGTGTTGCCGACTCGCGCATGGTTGATGAACTTAACGGTTTGCCTTTACCATTTTTCATGAATGTCTCATAAACCCAACGACGCACTTGGACATTCTTTTTCTTGTCATCAGTAACATTGATTAAATCTAAAGGACTTTCAATGTTGGGGAACTTCTCGGAGTACTTGAACGCTCCACCCGAATTGTTGGCAAACTCACGAATTGTGTTTCCGACATCAAGGGAACTAGAAGCAGCAGCGGCTGCATTGAGTTGGCGACCAAACTTGCGCTTCTCACCAGTAGTTAATATACGCTGGCGTTGAATGGAAATCTGTGAGCCATTTGGTGCGACATAAGTAATTTGCTGGATTGCTGGGCCCGACAACAAAGCAAGGTCATCACCAATAATGTCTGACGGCTTTTGAATAGAACGGATAAACACGCCGTCCTGCATGTCGGGGTTCCCGCCAAAGTTGCGTAATACCGAAGAAGGAACGATTGGCTTCAGGAGGTAGCCATCTTTCCTGATTAGCCGTGCTTCACCAGATGGGGCACCAGTCAATGTGTTGATTGAACTCTTTACTACTTCAGCAACTTTCTTGGCGTTAAAAGCACCGCTTTTAGGTACCTGAGCCATACGGCTGATTTGTGCAGAAACTCCAGATGTCTGACCACCAGTTACGACTTCCGAGATGTTTTCAGCCTGCGCACGACCAGACGAAGCGTTACGGACTCCACGAATTAAAGCGCTTGCAATTGCTAGCGGACCAGGAATGTCAAACAACTGTGCACCACATGTGCTGAACTGGTTATTGGTGAAGCGTCCACCGTGTTGAAAGCCAGCAGGACAGCGAGATACGCCATTGCCTGGTCGTGGAATGCCACGAATATTGACTTTGCCTGGAGTTAAAGCAGAAAAGAGGGTTGACTTTAAAGGGCTACGAAGAGGAGAAAGGTTGCCAGGAATCAATGTGCTTGCAACTGCCTGTCCAGCCTGTACTGCGCCAGACTGCGAGCCAATAAGTCCAACTTTTACTTGGAAGTCTGAACCAACACGCTTGCGTACAGGAAGAACGCTTTCATTATCCTGCATTGTTTCTCCGAACGGTTGGTTTTGATGCTTTTTTTCTAAAATCAAAGGCACGCTTGTCAGCATTTTGAGCAAGGGCTGATTTAGGCTCTTTAGTGCTCTCGCCCAGTTTGCCATATATTTCTTCTGGCTTTATTCCTACACTTGTAAGAATATCAGGGGTCATGGGCTCTGAACGGGTAGAAAACATGGCTATCCATCTTTCTGTGTCCATCTTTTCTGCGCGTGAAGGCATTTCCCAAAACTGCTTATGAAACTCTGTTGTATCTATTAGACGCCATTCGTCAAGTTTTGATTGAATTCCACCATCGTTTAGGTGAAAGTACAAAGCGTAAACCTTGATTGGTTTATCTAACCCGTCCTCAGAAAAATAGCCGTCATATGTTGGCGACTCAGGCTTTAGGCAAGTGTAGATAATCGCCTTACCGACCGATGCAACTGGTATGGGAAACTCTTTTTTGTCAATCATGTCACGCAACACTTTCGCCGACTGGGGTTGGCGGTGCCGCTGCCCATTGGATTTCTCTTTGGACATCTTTAAGCAACTGTACGCGCATGCGCTCTGCCCAAATATCGGTGATGAGGTCTCCAGCCTTACCGCCTGCATATTTTGTGGGGTCACTCAAATCTAGACCATTAGGAGAACCAAAAATAAGTTTGGCGTTCGGAGCCTTTTCAGCAACCAATGCCGTGATTCGTTCCATTTCCATAGCCGATATTAAACCATTGAGACTCAACTCGCTCTCCATTGCAGACGCCTGATTCTTGCCCTGATTGCCTTCGGCGTTTTTTGTCTTCCATCCTGCAATTTTTGCACGGGCAACTTCAATCTCGCCCATTGTAAAACCTGCTGCAAGTAACTGTTCCGTAGACAAATGCTGGTCTTCAATCTTTTGAATCAGTTCCGCGCCGTCAATACCGTCAGGGTTGAACCGTGTTTTGTATTCTGGAAAGAGTCTCCGTGCGTCAAATTTAATTTCCTTGATGTCTTGAGCGGTGAATCCCCCAAGAATATTTGATTCCGTAAATTGACCGTTTGGATTTAAGTTTTCTTCGTTGTTTCCCGACGACCTAGTCCAATTAACAAAATCTTGCGTAACATGAGTTCTTAATAGACGATTTATGTTGTCGTCAATGTCACTGTCGGTCAAGTGACCAATAATTGCCTCAACCAATTCCTCGTCTGGTGCATCAACCGCGGCAGTACCTCTTGCTGGATTGAGAAGGCTGTCCCTGTGATGTATTGTCGTTCTATCCGCCACCTCTGCATGAAGCACAAATTCCATGTCTCCATAGCCGATTGCGTCGCCAGCAAATGCCCCCTCGTAGCCACCAATTCCACCCGCACCTCTACCAGGAACGGTTAGGTAGTGGTCTGTGCTGAACACTTCTTCGCCTTCTTTTAGGTTTTTCTCATCCGTGATTCGTTTTAATTCATCGTCCCAGAAAGTGAAGCGACTAAAGCCGTACACGGGGCGAACACCAGAACCATATTCCGCCCCAACGCTCGCTTCAAATTTCCCACGGTTGCCAAGCAAGGAAGTCATAGCCTCACCAACTTTGGCATCCGATGCACCTTCCGACATTGGACGATAACCATCTGTTAAATATGCTTCTAGATGCTCCCCTTTAGCCCATACTGATGCTTCGGGTTTGCGTGCTTTTGCAATTATTAATGCGGTCTGTTCAATCGCCTCAATTACTTCTTCATCGGTGTGCGTGAGGATGAATTCATGAGTTTTGGGGTCTATCACTCTATGAAATGGAAATCCTGATTCATCTGTCTGTGCGCCTGATTCAATCATGCGGCGAAGGTTGGAAATCTTTTTCGCCATCTGCTCCCTGCGTAACGCCTGTCGCTCTGTCAGTGTCCTAATGGCTGTGGAGTAGTAACCAGTATCATTTATCCTTTTGATGTATTCGTCATCAACGCGACCCCACTTTGGAGCCATGGCGAGCATTTCGGCATTGAACTCTTTAATTTGTGCAGATGTTGCATGGTCTACTTTAGGAAGTCCAGCCAAATCTGAAGAATCAGTAAGTTTTCCAATAGCACGCTCAACAGGTGTCGGTTCTTTACCAGGCAACAGACTTGATAATGCTTCAGCAGCAGCGTTAGCAATTGTTTCTGCACTTGGAACCATACAGTTACTCATCTGTAGGTCAGTGAACTGATTAGCGTTCGGAGTCCCTGGTGGACAACGCATTTTCCCGAGGTCATCAACAATTACCCCCGCACTACGAGCAGCACGGATTCCAAGAGATGGGAGACTTACATCATCCTTGATTGTCGGGCCCATGAAGCCTTTAAAAACAATATTGCCTTTAACTTCAGATATAGCCTTAGACAAATTTAAAGCGCGTTGATTGGCGTCATATGGAAGTGACATGCGGTCACCCTATTTTCGGTTAGTTACTCTTTGTCAGCAGGAGTTGATTCAGAAGGTGCATCTACTGCTTCTTCTGCATCAGTAGAAGAATCGGCTTTTGCCTTCTTCTTTTTTTCTTCTTTAGCAGGAGCCTCTTCGGCTACTACTTCTTCTGTCTTTTCTGCAACGACCACTTCAACCTGCTCTTCAACAGGCGCAACTGCCTTGTTTTCCACAGGAGCAAGCGATGCGGTTTGAACCTCAATAAATCCAGCGGCATTTGGTTGGGATACTTTTCTCATTGTTATTCTCCAAGTTCAGTTTCAATTGAAAGCAATTCAAGTTCCATCATGTCAGCGATGAGTTGACGAGATTCAGCAGACTTCTCTACTGGAGCGTCTTCAGCCCATGACTCAGGAATCATGTCTTCCATGTCAAGTTCTTTTGCACGCTTCATGATGTGAGCCTTTGCTGCTTCTTTGTCACCAGCACGACCGTATGCTTGAATTGCATTCTTGAGGTCTTCACCATTTTTGATTGGGAATTCACCTTCAGGCATTGCTTCGCCAGCGTCAGCCATTTCGGCACGAGCATCTTCGTCGTAAGCAGCCTTGAGTGCAATCTCTGCAATTTCTGCATCAATTTCTGCTGCTTCTTCAGCCTCATACTCATCCCAGCCGAGGACTTCTCCATCAAGAGAAACATACACATCGTATGACTTGCCATCAAGACCGTCAACTTCTACTGCGTATGCGTCATGACCTTCAAACATGTCTGCATCAACTGATACAACATCGCCTTCAATGCTCTTAACCGCAAGTTCACCAGCGTCAGCGAACGAAATTACTTTCGTTCCATCAATCTCTGTTACTTCACCGATGACATCACTGTTGAGCATATGCCAACCGAGGCACTCGCCTGAAGTTCCATCAAAGAATGCTTCAATAGGCTTGCCATCTTTGCGTTCAATGTCAACAACGAACATGTCGTTCTTGTCTGCATATCCAGAGTCAAGGACTTTGCCTGAGAACATGTCCATTGCAATGCCTTCAATTTCAAGAAGTGATGGCATGCCGTCTTCTGACGCACAGCCACCAGGGCATGATGCGCATACTTGAGCGGAGTTAGGAAGAACTTTGCGCTCAAAGGCACAAACGAATGCATCGTCGTCGATTTCTTCTGACTTAACACCCATAGCAGCGAGACGAGCCTTGCGAGCCTTCTTGCGCTTTGCAGGCATGCTGTCAGCATCCTCGTCGTCAACCATGTCGGCATCAGCAGTGATTTCTGGAGCGTCGACCATGTCTTCGTCTACCATCTCTGCGATTGGTGTCTTTTTTCCACCCTTGGACTCAAGGTCGGCAGTAACCCATTCGCCATCTTCAATGTCTGAGAGAATCTCAGCATCTTCTGATTTTGCTTGAATGGCTGTAGCGCCACACTTGCCGCAAACTTTGTCGCCTGCCTTATAACCGCACTCTGCGATTGGCAAATCTTTTGCACACTTTACTGAACCGTCGGGAAGAAGTTCCACTGTTGGGTTATCTGTCATCTTTAGTGACTCCTTGTAATGCATGGTTGATGTCAGACAACCTTGAGGATTTGAACATCCAGCACATGGCTGCATCCGTTTTTCGGATGAAACAACGCACTGGAATTTGTATGAAATTTTCGGTAAACCGTTACTAGCAGTATAGCCCATTTAACTATCCAGCCTTTAACGATTAAAGTCGTAACTAAACGATTCCATTGCTGTCGTAAGAGCAGACTTAGCCTCTGAACTTACGAACGCAAACTCTATACCATCAACAGCCAGTGAGGCGTTAATGTTGTGGTACTCAATGATTGGCTGAATATGAGCCTTAATTGCATCAAGTTCCTCTAAAGGTGCACTAATTACTCCACTATTGTCGTTTTTCACTTCAACAGTTGGGGTGGCGGCAGTTACAACATCTTCAAGTAGTTTCATCGCTTGACGGAGTTTTTCCATATTGCGATTATTGATTACCCGTCCAGCCTTCTGTTCAATACTTTGATTGATTGTCTTTTCAAGAGCAGAAAGAGCCATCATGACTCCCATTTCAGGACTTGGAGCAACGGTTACTGTTGGCTTGTTTCCACAACCACAGCCATCAGCCTTGCCGTCAGCCATCAATGGGTGAGCAAATTCTTTACCGTCTTCGTCGTCCCCGACATGCTCCCAGTTTTCGTTTTTACCGATATGGGAAATGAACTCTGGTTCTTGGTCAACATATGTCTTTAGTTCCATCATCGCCTTGGCTTCCCAATCCTCGGCAGACATTTTCTGGTAATCCTCGTCGTTGTCGTCTGCCGACATAAATCCATCGTCCATGCTCTTACCTGCGGAACGCAATTTGTCCATACGGTCGTTCCATTCGGAGTCATTCCACAAGGTGCCGTTCATGCCTTTTTTAATCTTGTTTCGGCAGTTTTTCATACCAGGATGATGACATCCTTCATTCGGCCAAAGACCAGTGGTTTCGTGATGCAACCAAGCACATATGTTGTTCAAAGGGTAAAGTTCTGGGTGGTCAGCCAAAATCACACGGCAACGACGGAATCCGCCTTCTTTACGCATGATTGGACGCCAGTACCTGAGCAACTTCTCAAGGTTTCCACGACGAGGTCCGTAACCACGGAGAACATCACCAGTGAAACGCTCTTGAGGGATTGCATCAAGAGGCGCGGCTTTAAGTTCTTCTACTTTTTCTCCACCACATGCTCCGCCACATTGGCATGCTTTTGGCTGAATGTCTCGTGGAGTTGATGGGTTTTCAGTGATTTCGTCTCGGTACTGTTCCTCAAACGGGGTTTCTGGTTTGTTGTCATTTTCTGGCATCATTGGCTTGTCGTCGTCTTCGCCTTCAACGGGCAAATAGACGGTTTCTGGCTTCACGCGAACCGCATCGCCGAACATGAATTCATCACCATCAAAATGGTAAGAAACACGCATTGTCGTCATTTTGCCATCTTTCATATGGTCAAAAATGGCAATATTCTTGTCGGCACTACGCATACGAACGGCTCCGCCGAAACGCGTAGCAAGTGCTTTAGGAAGATTATCTTCGCGTCCCTTCATAGGGTTTGCTGCTGGAATACCACCGTCTTCACCGCGTGGGTAGTCCTCGCCATGACCTTTAACTGCACTGATTTCATCGGTTTTGATAGAAATTGTGCCAGTAAGTTGATTTGCACCGTGAAGAACTGGGGAAACTTCGTAAAGTTCTACTTCTTTAAGGACATTTGCCTGACGGCTTTGGTCGTAGTCTGCACGGAGAGTCTTGTATCCGATTGACCATTCTTGTTCTTCGCCAAAGAATGAAACATCAGCAAATGCTTGGCGACCACGCTCGGATTTGAGGTTGAATTGAACACGAGCGTAAAGACCACCGATGCCAGCGCGCTTCATCTTCATTGGAAGGCGAGGGTCGTTTGGTGCAACTTCGTAAATATCAAGGACTTTGCCGATTGGCTCGTTCCAGTTATGTCCCCAGACAACGCGAGGCTTGCGGCGCTTGAGGCTTTCAGTAAATGAGCCTGTGGCGCAAATATCGCCTACAGAGTCCTTATTGCCAATGCCAGCAACGAAACACTCAACAATGCCTTGCGCTTCGTCAATGTTAATTTGACCAGGAATGGACTTATATAGGGTTTCAGAAAAAAGTGCGGTGTCGCTCATAGTGCTCCAAGGGTTCTTCTATACAATAAACCATAAAGAGCATTGAAAATGGGAACAATTGCTATTTTATCTGACCTTTAAGTAAAGTCCAGCAGATAGTTTACTGAAAGTCACCCTACGCGGAGACGGCAACGACAGTTAATTGTTAGTTCAATCGGAGCCAAAGGGTCACCAGGGAATCTAAGACTTGCTCCATCGGTAGCAAAACCTTCATTCAGCCCGATGGTCTTTCCTTGAAGCAAAAGATGGGCACTGCGAACCTTGGAATCCCTACGAGTCATCCATGTCTTGGTTAAATCTGAGTCATTTGCTGCGCTAAGGAAAACTCCAGCATTATGAGCAGTCTGTGCTTCTTGCTCGGCAATAACACGGCGACGGCGACCCATCAAGTTTGCAAAGATTGCAGATAGAGCAGCACGGAGCATTCCAGCCCTGTCTTCGTCTTCACTCATAGCCATCACAATCAACAAAGCAGCAACAATTTCTTCCTTTGTTGTGCCGTTAGCCTTTTTGACACGGTCTGTCTGGTCTTGAATAATGGCGTTGAGTTCTTGCTCATTAACCTCTGAAGGAATGCCATTCTTTTGCGACATGAGGCTTACTGCGTCAATTGCTACAGAGCGGAGAACTGGCATGATGTCTTCTTGGATTTGCTTATCCCAAGAATCAATATCAAAGATAGCGGAAGCATCGATTCCCTTGCCAGCCAAGGCTTTGCGGGCTTTTACACCTGTTGCTTTTTCAAGAACAACACGCTGTTGGCGTTCATAAACACGCTCTAGTGCGCGGTCAAGAATTTCAGTCCATCGGTCACTGTCTTGCTCTGCCTTGGTATCCCAATCGTCGTATTGAGGGATGACTGTTTTTGTTTCCATGTCAAAAGATTCGGCTGAAAGTGTGTTGACTGGTGGTGCAACATTTTCGAGACTTGCGGGTGCTTCAGGAGCGGCTGGCATTTCTGGAGATGTGAGTCCAAGACCAGGAGGACCAGTTGGCAATGCTGCTTCAGCACCTGCTGGAGTAACTGGAGTATCAACAGGTACTTGCTGTTCAGGCTTGAAAGCCTTCTCAGTGTTTGCGATTGGAGTCTGGTTCGGGTTCTGCAGGAGACTGTCTGCAAGTTCAGAATCAACTTTCTTCTTGCCAGTTCCGTCACGATACTCGTTCACGCTGATTAGACCCTGCTGAAATTCGTCCATCAGGTAGCGAGCACGCTCTTGCTTTGCAACGATAAGAATTGGAACTTCGGAAGTATCAAAGTCAATGTAGAACTTCTCATCAAGGTCATCAAGTCCTCGTGCCAATGGCTCAAGGTGGGGAAGCATTGTCTCCATCCAGAAAACACGAAGTTCTTCGGAAGCGTTACTAAAGGTGCGACCTGCCGCGTTTCCGATAACTGATTCTGGAACACCAAACGAAGCAAGAATTTCTTCCTTGGTGATTTGACGCATCTGCATATATGCAGCATCACGGGGAGATGCCGATGTATCTACAAAGTCAACACCATCATCAGAAGAGATAACAGTGGTAGCACCTGCGCGACTAATATTGCCACGGAATCTGTTACGCAACTCATCTTTGTCATCGTCGTCCATTTCGCCACGAACAACAAGAAGACCGCCAGGACGACCGTCATTAATCAAATAATTTCTGTTGTATTGCTTCGCAAGGTTTTCAATTTCAATTGCGATGCCAGCAGATTCCATTGGCGTGATTGAAAGATACGGGTCGAGAGGATGTGGGCGACGAATCCAAATAACATCATCAGGCTTCAAAATAATCTTTGTGCCATTTCGCATGTCAACTTCATATCCCGATACGAAAGTCTTGGCATCTGGGATTGGTGCTGTGTGCTGTGGTGGTAGAAGGTGAAGTGCATTAATTGCACCATCACGACCTCTTACCTTTTCAATGAATACACCACGGGTGCTCATCAGAAGTTGAGAAGATAAGCGATAGCGGAAAATAAAGGAGTTTTCCCCCATATTTGACTTGGAGTTCAAAATATCCATCAAGGCATGATTTTTGCCAGCGATTTTTCCATTAGGGGAGTTATCTTCTCGCAAGACCATAGGGAGACGCGCTTGGTTACCCGCAATTGCGTCAATGCACCTGAACACCCAAGTTACTTTTTGGAGTCCTTCACGGTACGCGCGCTCAATGTCCCACGAATCCTTATAAGGCTTGCCTGCAGCGGCAGAGTTAAATGCCACTGGTGCGCCAGCGTTTAAGATGGACTTAGTTTGCAGCCCATCTTGTGCCGACTTGTTATCGAACGAATTCCACGCCATTATTCACGCCCTAATAGGTATCCGTAGATACCTGAACACACACCGAAAATAATCAGTCCTATTGATGGTGATATAATCCAACCACCTATTGTATTAGACAAAACGAACGACAGCATCAACACATGAGCAGCATTCGCGCGGTTCCAACGGTTCTTCAAAAAATTAAACATTCCCATCTATCCGTACTCTAGCGCAGTCTTAACCCATAGTACAGTACAAAGGACACTACGAAAGCGTTTATATGCCCGATTGGAACAAGGTTTTAGATTATCTACAACCGAAAGAACCTCACTTTTGTCCTGAGGAACCTTCTATAACTCAAAAAGTGTTTCTGCGTACTTACGCAATTGAAGCATTATTTGGTGGCGCTGCTGGTGGCGGTAAATCGTCCGCCCTGTTGATGTCGGCAATGCAATATGTTGATGTACCCAACTATTCAGCAATTTTATTTAGACGCACATATGCTGACTTGGCTCTGCCTGGTGCTTTGATGGACAGATTCCGTTCATGGAGTGCTGGCGTGGAAGAAATTCATTGGAACGCAAATAGTTATGTGGCGACATTTCCATCGGGTGCGAGAATTTCATTTGGATACTTAAACAACACAAATGACTACCTTCGTTATAAGGGTTCTGAATTTCAGTTCATCGGGATGGATGAGGTCACCGAAATTCGTGAATCCGACTATCGATATATGTTCTCCCGTTTGCGTCGCCCTGCTTCTGGACCGCTATCCCAAGTGCCTCTTCGGATGCGTTCAGCCTCAAACCCAGCACCCAATTGGGTTCGCCAGCGTTTCATCGTAGAAGGGCAGTCAACGGGTCGTATTTTTGTGCCCTCAAAACTGACCGACAACCCTGGAATTGACGCAGATTCGTATAGGCAGGCACTTCAGGAACTTGACCCTGTTGAGCGTCGCAGGCTTGAAGAGGGCGATTGGTGGTCAACGACCCTCGGAAGCCTATTTGACCGCACCGATTTTGAGATTATTGACCACACAGAGGTGCCTCAGGTCACATCTGCGGCTCGTGCAGTGAGGTTTTGGGACTTAGCAGCCACCGAACCCCATTCTGGCAATATGAACCCCGACTGGACGGTTGGGACACTGATGCTATTTGACCAAGGAATCGCCTACATCATGGATGTACGCAAGATTCGGGCAAAAGGAGACAAGGTTGAGCAACTTATAGCCCAAACAGCCGCCGAAGACGGTCATATGGTCGCCATCAGAGTTGAGCAGGAGCCTGGTTCATCAGGAAAGGCACTTATTGACCAATATGCTCGCTATGTCGTTCCTGGCTACGACCTGATTGGTATTAGGGCATCTGGGGACAAGATAACTCGTGCTCGCCCATTTGCTGCCGCTTCGGCTAACGGGAATGTGCGCCTAGTTAGAGGGCCGTGGATTACTGAATGGCTTGATGAACTTGCTTCCTTCCCTGAAGCATCAGACCATGACGACCAAGTTGACTCTGCGGTTGGTGCTTTCACATTTTTGGCTGGTTTGGGGTTGCCTCAACGCCGTCGTGCCAGTATCATCATCTAAGTAAACCTACTATTCAGCCTAGAAATGAGTAAATCATGAATGATGATTCCCTGTCGTCCCCGTCAATCAATGAAGTTATTGCCAGTGTCATGAAGGCACTTCTTGACCTTGATGAGCAACTCGGCGTGTTTGCGGACAGCAATCCACAACCTGAAGAACTTGGTTCTGCACTTATTGACCTCCACGCACTCAAAGGCGGGATGACTGATGTCTACGGTACCTTCACAGCAAGAGCGGTAAGCATTTTTAGAAATCAAAATGTTGAAGACCTCGCAATGGGTGCGAGTCAAATTGAAGTTAGAACTGCTTCCGATAGAAAGAAGTGGGAACATGGAAAACTTGCTAACGAAGTTTCTCGCAGATTAATTCAATCAGCAGTTGACATGGACACTGGCGAAGTACTAATGTCCACAGACGAAGTGGTCACGAAACTTCTTGACTACATCCAACCGTCTTATTGGCGGATTAAAGAACTAGCAAAACTAGGAATCAACGCCGACAACTACTGTGAAGTCGGCGATTATAAAACAAATATCATTATTAGAAAGGCAAAATAATGTCACCTACAAAATACCAAAACCTCTACGAGCCGTTTGCTTCTGAAGTTGAAAAAACACTGAGCAAGGGTGGAACACGACTTACTTACATTCCTGTGAGTGAAGTGATTACTCGTCTCAATAAAGTTCTCGGAATTGACGCATGGTCGTTCAATATTGTTTCTTGCGAACGAGATGCTATTGACCCTGACTTCATTGTTGCGCATGTTCGTTTGATGTGGCATGTGGACGCAACTCGTCCAGATAGTTGCATTGTTCGTGATGGTTTCGGCGGACAAACAATTAAACGCAAGAAAGATGGCACCATTGTTGACCTTGGTGACGAAATGAAGGGTGCTGTTTCTGACGCACTTAAAAAAGCCGCTCAAACTCTAGGTGTCGGTCTCTACCTTGCTCGTAGTGAAGAAGCACTAGAGGCTGATGTTGAACCAATACCTGAAGTAAAGATTGAACCAGAAATTGAAGAACTGTGGGGCAACTTTATTGGGCTTTCAAAGAGTCTCAATGCGAACGCAAGGGGCGACCTTAATAATTTCTGGAAGACCCATGCGGGAGAACGACCAAAACCAACAAAGACTACTGCTACAAAAGAAGACCTTGTTGAGTTGATTAATGAGTGTGTCCGCTTGTCATTTGAAGGTGCGACTGTTGTCAGCGAGTGATATACCTCTCGTTGCGCCCCCATATCTTTCCCCTTCATCTATATCGACATTTCAGCAATGTCCGCTGAAGTATAAGTATTCACGCATAGATGGATTGACAGAGCCACCCACGGAAGCAACCCTCCGAGGAAACTTTGTTCACTCTATTTTGGAGACCTTGTACGGTCTTCCAAGTGAAGAACGAACTATTGAGACAGCCAAGCAATTGGCTAAATCTTTATGGGATGAAGAATACTATGACAAGGTTTTGGAAATTACTCGTAGTGCTAAAGCCCTGCAAATGTTCCGATGGACTTCATGGTGGTGTGTTGAAAATCTTTTCGGCATGGAAAACCCTAGCGAGTTAAATTTTGATGGTATTGAAACGCAACTTGATGATGCCATCAATGGTGTCACCATTAAGGGGTTCATTGACCGTTGGCATGAAGTTGATGGCGGAATCGTTGTTGGCGACTATAAGACTGGCAAGACCCCTGCGCCTAGATTTAGGGAAGATAAGTTTTTCCAGTTATGCCTTTACGGATATGTTTTGGAACAGCAACTAGGGAAGCCAGTTGTTGAACTGGAACTTCTCTATATTAAAGATTCCATAAAACTTTCCCATACTGTCAAGCCTGAAGATATGGCTGAAGTAAAAAAAGTAGTTACAGAAGTCAGAGAACAAATAGATAACAGATGCGCCTCTGGAGTTTTTGAACCTACACCAAATCGCTTGTGCGACTGGTGTGCCTATAAAAGCATCTGCCCAAGTTGGAGTAAATAATGAACGATGATTCGTTTGCCCGCATAGTTGCGGAAGAAGTAAAAAACCAAACAAGTCGTCAGCACAAAGAATATTTGATGCTCCCAGAAAACTGGGTTAGATGGAAACGGGCAGTAACTGTCCTGAATGACAACTTGGCAAATCAGTTAGCGTTGATTACAAGCCAAGAGCAAGACGAACTAGCACGATATGACGATGGTACGCCCGATAGCCGTAAAATGGTTCTGGAACTACAAGCCAACTTTGCCTTCCGTCGGACAAAGATTGAACGGTTTAAGTTCCATGTGGTAGCCCGTCTTGATGAGATTTCTCGCATGATTGCTATGGGCGGCGAAGAAGTTGAAGAACGACTGAAGACGGTTGAGTTTCTGCGGAAAGCAATTAGTGAGCATCGTGCACTTATGGAAGAATACGACCTTGAACCAACAGCGATAGACATTGCGCTTTGGGAAAGTCTTGAAGGTAGATGGGCATTTGATGACATCACCGAAGAGAACCTTATTGATGCTTAGTTTGGGGTTCTGATGACTAGGCAAAGAATGTTTCTAGACATATCTTGTGTTGATGCTGCTCGTGAACGCATGCGTCATGTTTACGATACTTTTGACACTGTGTGTGTTCAGTTCTCGGGTGGAAAAGATTCCACTGCGATTCTGTATCTTGCAAAAGAAATCCACGAAGAGCGTGGGCTCGGACCAGTAAAAGTTATCTTCAGAGATGAAGAAATGGTCAGTCCTGTAGTTGTTGATTTCATCATGAAAGTCAGAGACTACGACTGGGTTGACATGGAATGGTATTGCCTTCCAGTGGGTCAAGAAGTCTGGGTTTTGGGTAGGAGAGAATATTGTTTGCTTTGGTCTCCAGAGCGGGCAAAACGAAATATGTTGATTCGTGAGATGCCTTCTTTTGCAATCAAGGCAGAGCATTTCGGTATTGACCCAACACGCCCAATTCCCGAGACAATCGACTTCTATACGATGCAAGGCAAGAAGGGTCGCACCGCTTTTATTACTGGTGTTCGGGCTAACGAGTCAATGATTCGCTACCGCTCCTGTGTTCAGAAGTTGCATGAGAACTATATAAATATTCCTTTCCGCATGAAGAAGTCAGTGCCTTTGCGTTTCGCTAAAGTTATTTACGACTGGACAACGGACGATGTTCTGAAGTTCATCACCGAAGAACACAACGGTGAATATTGCGAGTACTACGACCTTGCCGCAATAACTGGAAGCAATACAAGAGTGGGAATTCCACTCCACGCAGTTGCGTCTCGCCGTATTGGCGATGTTGTGGCTACCGAGCCAGGGTTCTACGACCGACTGTACGAGTGCTACCCCCATATTGATGCACAGCGTCGCTGGTGGAAGCATTTCAATGTAGAAGGCTTGATTGCCGACTATGTATCTCGCGGATGGGATGGGGTTAAGGACTGCATTGAGGACAACATGCTTACTCCTGGTTATCAGGCGGCTGCATATAAGTTTGCTGGCGAATTTAAGCGTAAGCAATCAGGCGACCCATACTCTTACCCGATTGACTCGCTCGTACGAACACTCCTATTGAATGAGTTCCAAGTATCTTCACCAAACCCCGTGGGACCTAAAACAAGAGCACACACCATGCGAATGCTGGCTGCTCAACAAACAGAAAACGACTTAAATGACATGGATGCACTGGACGACAACATATGAAAATTGAATACATTCCCAACAACGCAATAAAGCCTTCTTCGTGGCGGGCTAACTATCTTTTGAAGCCTGACTTGGAATTGCTTCGTCTTTCTATGTCTGATTTTGGGTGGCTTCAGCCAATCATTGTTCGGGTGGAAGATATGTCAATTATTGACGGTCATCACCGATGGGTCGTGGCTGGAGAACCTGCATTTATCAAGAAGCACGGCAAGCAGATTCCTGTGATGTATCAAGATATAGATTTAATTGATGCGATGATTATGCATGTCCGTTTGAATCGTGCTCGTGGCGAGATGTTTGCTAAACCATTTTCCAAGATGCTTAAATCTATTGTTTTGTCCGACAAGTACTCTTCCGAGGAATTAGAAGACTTACTAATCATGTCCCCTGATGAGGTTGATTTGATGCTGGCTGGTGGACTGCTAAAACAGCGCAAAATTCCACAACATAACTACTCCAGAGCATGGGTTCCTATTGAGGCACCATCAAAAGAGCAAGTGGAAAAGGCTTTGATTGAAAGACCACCTAACGCCGATAGATGAATCTAACCAACCCCCTTGTGTGCTAATGTTGTTTAGTTCCGATTTTGGAGGGCTGGATGCCAAATAGCAACCTCACCGAGGACATTGAGTTTTTGACAGATGTGAATACGCGTGGCTCTGTCGTACGCCGAGGCAAGTTTATTAAGCGCCCCCGTCGGGTAAATGGTCGTAATGTTCCTGGAAATGCTCGTTATTACAGGCAGCGCCAGCGTGAACTTCTTGCAGGTCGTCGTGCTGCACAAAGAGCAACTGAGGGAAGCCGTCGTGCTGCTCGTGGGGCTGCTCGTGGTCGTGCCGCAAACAATCCAGCCGCTCCTGCTGCTGGTGCCCGCCGTACAGGTCTTGGTACACGAATTCGCCGTGGTATTCGTGCTGCTGCTCGTGGTATTGAGCGTCGCGCGGCAAACCGAAGGGCGCGTCGTCGCTAAGATAACGCTGGGAGGTGATTAGTGATGCTGGTAACAGTCGCTGACCTTACGAAATACATGGACATCCGCTTCTCTAATCGTCAAGAGGAAGCAGCGGAATTTGTATTAGAAGGACTACAAAGTGAACTTGAGTCTTATTTGCGTCGCCCTGTAGAGGTTGCCGAATTTACTGAAGTTTACACAATTCCGTCAAATGATGTCGGCATTCCTACATCGTCGTTTTTTTACAATAGTGACCTTGACTCAACTTCTCACGAAATTGCGGCATTAATGCCGCCGTCAACGATTTACCTAAAAAACTCGCCTGTCGTGTCAATTACTTCAGTTTCTATCCGCCAGCCAGCATCGATTACTGGACAGGTGCAGGTTGCCGAGCGTGATTATATAATGCGGCGTTATGGTGTTGATGTATATAAATCTTACGCAAATGATGAAGTAACTATTGTTTACGAAGCAGGGTTAGAAGGCTCAGCAATCAAAGTCTTCAAGTTGATGATTCTCCGTGCTGCGTCACGAGAAATGCAAAATATGCACGACGATGTTGTGGGTATCAAAGACCTAGAAGCGCGAAATGTCGCTCCAATGGAGACTGGTTTTCTGGAAAAAGAACTTGCTGCCGTTAAGCGATGGAGACGCGTGAGGATTGCTTAATGTATAAGTTGAAAATCTCCTGTGATGCAAAAGCAGACATCCAAATGTTGGACAGGATGGAAAAGCGAGCCAAAGATTTCCGACCAGTTTTTAAGTGGGCTAAACAGGAAATCCAGAAGGCTAACGCCGAGAACTTTACTACCAACGGGCTCCCTGTGGGCGGTTGGTCTCCTTTGAGTGCACGCTACGGAGCATGGAAGTCCGTCAACTTCCCTGGCGCTCCATTAATGGTTCGCACAGGTGCCTTGTTTAAGAGCCTTGCTAATCTCCGTGGAGCACCGAATGTGATTGGTAAGAATTTTGCCATTTTCGGTACGAATGTTGAATATGCAAAGTTCCATCAATACGGCACAACAAAGATGGCAAAGCGTCAAATCGTTTTTGAACCAGTAGGTTTTGAAGCGCAACTTAAACTTCGCGCTGTTGAGCACATTGAGAATGACGCTGTTGGTGGCATGCTAAGTTGGTTCAGATGACAACTACCGCTTCAGAACTAATGCATGGTGCTCATTTTGCGAAGAATTTTGTCAATAATTATCTTCAAAATGACATCCCTTCTCGCCTAATCAGGTATCGCAACGGATGGGAACTAGATGACTATGTTCTCCCAAACCCAGAGTTATACCTGACCTACGAACCAATTGCATTAGACCACTGGCCGAGCATTATCACTGTTGTTATCTCCACGAATGAATTTATGCGTACAGGTGTAAATATGGCGTGGAACCCTGAATATCGTGTTTCTTACTCTATGAGAACATACATCTGGGTGAGAACAGAAGGCTCTGGGGAAACGACAGAAATGCGTGACCGTCTGACCACCGTTGTTCGTTCTGCCCTTCTCGACCACCCTTCACTTGACACAGTTGATGACACTGGTGCTTATGACGCAATTATTGATGAAGGAACAATTCGGGAAGAATTTTCTGATTTAACCCTTATTAAAGGTGACCGTGTCTTGGCGGGAGCGTATATAGGCTATGATTTAACTCTGAACGAAATTGTCCTTCGTAAACCGATTGGCTCTGTTCTGGAAATCGAAAACACCGTCTTCAACAAGTTGGCTCAATAATGACAAAACTGACAAAAGTATGGAACGCAACACAGGGTCTCGTTAAATATAACGAAAATGGCGCTGTTGTTGCTCCAGCAGAAACTGCTCAAGCCCCAATGAATATTGTTATGGAAAATGCTCTTGCAAATGGTCTTTTGGTCTTGATGGATTCACCTGAAGAAGTTGATGCGCCAGTGGAAAATGAAGCACCAGCCCCTAAAAAGGTAAAAAAAGTGCACAATCTTGAGAATGCTGAAATTCCAGCAGAGCAAGCCCCTGTTGAAGTAATCCCAACAATTGGGGAAGATGTTGCTGCCAGCGAGGTAGCAAGTGAAGTACAATCTAGTGAAGAAGAACTTCATGAAGAAGGTCAATGATTTATTTATTCCAACTTGGTCTAAGTAAACTTTTCAAACGCAATATGGAGGGCGCCGAATGCCTGGTGTAATCGTAACAACTGGAACCCGCACAGGCCCTTCGGGCAACGGCATTGCTATTGGAGAAGTTTTCTTCATGGCTGCAGAGTGCGAGCGTGGAATTGATACTGAGGCAGTTCTTGTAACTAGTCTCGGAGAGTTTGTAACCGCTTTTGGTGGTTATGTTTCTGCAACAAAATATGCATATCAGCAAGCCCGTGTCTTCTTTGAAGAGGGCGGCTCGGCAATGTATGTTGCGAGCATTTCTGGTTCTGGCGTTCGTGCTTCTAAAGTTCTTGCCGCTGAACCTTCTGCTCCTGGCGTAACTCTTACTGCTGTAGGTAAAGGCACTTGGGGCAACTCAATCAAAGTTGATGTTGTAAACAATGACACTGACGCAACAATTACTGTTCGTTACGGTGCAGATGATTCATTGCCTTTGTTTGAATACACTGGTAGTTGCCAAGAAATCGTTGACGCAGTCAATAACAGCACTGTTTTGGCTAACTACTGCACAGCAGCGTTAACCACTAGCGCAAACGGTGCGGACATCTTGTCTACTTCGGCAGTTAGCGCATTCACTCTCGGTACATATGTAGCCGCAACAAGCACGGAGCGCACAGCAGCACTCGCGTTGTTCACTCCAGACCTCGGTCCTGGCGCTGTAGCGGTTCCTGGTCTTTATGACGGAACAGACACAACTGAGTATGATGCAATCATGGCTCACTGTGTCGCCAATAACCGTATTGGTCTCGTGTCGTTTGCTCCAACCGCAAGCATTAGTGCAGCCAAGTCAGTATCTACCGCTTATCAGGCAACTGACCCAACTGGTCAAGAGCATCTTGCGTTCTACTACCCCAATGTGGTTATCCCATCAGGAACTGGTGTAAACCTTTCCGTACCACCAGAAGCATATGTTGCAGCAGTTCGTGCTCGCACAGTCAAAACTTCTGGAGCATGGCGCGCATACGCTGGTGTCGTTTCAGAGTCACGCTTCGTAACGGGTATTGCAACTGCAGTATCTCGTGCCGACGGCGACCTTCTTGATGCTGACCGCGTGAACGCTATCCGCATCATCAACGGTTCAGTCCGTATCTACGGTGCTCGTTCACACTCAACCGTAACATCGCAATGGCGTTTCATTACCAACCGCGACACAATGAACTATGTCGTGTACTTGGCAGAAGAAGCACTTGAACCCCTCGTGTTCTCTGGCATTGACGGTCGTGGCGGTGTATACCTTGCCATTCGTTCGGCTCTTCAGGGAGTCTTGGAGCCAATCCGTCAGGCTGGCGGCTTCTTTGAAATGTTTGATACACAGGGACGCAAAGTTGACTCTGGTTACACAATCACTGTTGATGACAGTTTGAATCCTCTTGCTCAACTCGAAACTGGCTTAATCAAGGCTCGTGTCGGCGTAAGAGTTTCGTCAGTCGGAGACAAGATTGATGTCAACATCATCAAATCTAACCTGACCAGCACACTGGTATAACGGAGGAATAATGGCTATCACCACTTCAAAAAGACTTGTTGCTCAGCGACAGGTTATTGCAAAAATCAAACCAACAGAATCTGTTGGTCAGACGGTTGCTGCGGCAATCACTAACTACTTTGCAACTGCACTTGAGGGTCAAGGAACGCCTGCTGGCTATCTTTTCACTCAGGTTTCTGGTGGAGAAATCACTGCTTCTGTAGAAAAAGTCTACATGGGTGGCAAAATGTTCCCAGAGACGCTTTGTGCTCCAGCAGAAATTGGCGATATTACACTTACTGGTTATGTGATGTACGAGTCCGCCGACCAAGCACACATCAAGTGCATGCAAGAGTTGCGTCAAGTTGTCGGTCGTACATACTTTGACATCACGATTTCAATTTCCAACTCTGACCTTCTGGTTCCTGGTTCTGACCGCTTCTACTCAAAGGCACTCCTTGTGGGAATGACTGAAGCAGACGGTGATGCATCTTCTGGAACACCAGCGACTTATTCGCTTACTTTCAGCATTGCTTCGGTCGCAGTTCCTTCCTGATAAATCCTGAATAGTTCCACCACGGTGGGATTCCGTATGTTATTGTTCAGCCTATGACCATTAACGATGACACCCCATTTTCAGCAAATGCTGATACCGAATACACAGGCGCTCAGGACAACATCCTTGAGAAGTTGAAAGAAGCCGTTAAGGGCAAGGTTACACGACCTACCGTAACGATTGAACTTCCCGAACGCCCTGGTGTTAGTTTGCGCATTTCGCCAAACATCACACAGAATCAAATCAAGTCATGGCGTCGCAACTGTGGCGAAGATTCCAAGCAAGGTTTGGATACTTTGAAGTTTGCGGCAACAGTTGTTGGTCATTCCACGACAGGTATTTTGTTTAATGGCGAAGTCGCCAAAGACGAAAATGGTTTTGATGTAACTTTTGCTTCACCCCAAATCCTTGAGATGCTGAGTGCTGTTCGCCCTATCCCTGATGCTGTTATCGCTATTTTTGGTCTTGAGCCACATGTCGAGGCAGCCGCTGTTGCAATCATGGAGGCTGCTGGATACGGCGATTCAGTAGAAACCGTGGACCCCACGGTGCGGTCTTCGACGAACTAGTTGAAGACCCCGTCATTAAGACGGCGGCTCAGTTGGGTGAGTTGTTTCATGTTGACCCAATACAAATCTTAAACTGTTCAGATACTGAATGGATGATACGCCTTGCGTGTGCTACAGTTATAGCACAGCAACGAGAAAAAGATGCTGAAGAGGCAGAGAAGCGCCGTGGCCGTTAGTCCGTTTCTCCTTTGATGGAGTTCTTGTGACAACAATCAGGATTAATGTTGACGCCGATACCGCTGCCATTGCGAGGGTTAAGGCTGAATTAGAAGCATTATGTAGGAGTGTTGACGACTGCTCCAAAACATCTGATAAGCACAGTAAGTCACTTAAAAGCCTTGCTGGGGCTGAGGACGATGTTGCGGATTCTGTAAAAAGAACAAAAAAAACAGTAGATGACATAGTCCCATCTCACAATAAAAATACAAAAAGCCTCAAGTATTTACTAAGTACCAAGTATCAGTTAATAGACATCACTCATAAGTTGTTTAAAGGAATTGAAAAACTTGGCAAATTAGCGTTCAAGGGCATGGCAATTCAGGCTCTCGCTGCCGCTGGGACGCTCGCTTTATCTACTTTGATGTTCAAATCTGGCGCTCGTGTGGCAAAAATTTATCAAGGGGCTTTAAATATGCTTTCTGGCGGCTTGCTTGCTGCAGCCGCTGCAGCCGCTGTATTTTTAGCCGCACAGCAACAGATAAATTCAGCAAAATACGCTGGTCTTTACGCGGACTCTGGGACTTTAGAAGGTACAGACAAAATAACTGAAGCATCTGGCGCAATGAAGATGTTCACGCAAGATTCGCAACTTGCAATTATTGGTGCGAAGGGATTGACTGCGGCTTTTGGAACGCTCAGCAAGCAGAGGCCAGTCACTGGTGAGACCCTTGGCGTTTTTAAGTCCTTGAGCGACTACACAGCAAGCAATGGTGGAGACCTAGAGAAGCAAAGCGATTCTCTTGCTAAGTTCCTTGCCGCTTACCAGAAAGCAGGAGTGGTCAATGATTCCGTAACCACGGCTGCTAAAGAACTTGGACCAGAGTTTGAAAAGATTCTTAAAGAGTCTGGAAAACTCGGAATCAAAACTTACGCCGACTTTGCTAAAGCAGCGCAGAAGGGCGAACTTGGTGAAACCTTTGCTAAATACCGTGGTGGACTACAGGGGCTGAACAGCACCCTTGTGGGGACGCTTAAAACAATGATGGGCAACCTGAAGGGTCAGTTCGCTTCTATTGGTGAACCAATGCTTCAAGGTGTCACCAATACTCTTCACAAGATTGAACCAATTATTTCTGCGTTACTGACTCGTATTACAAGCAATGTTCAAGGCATGGGCACAGAGTCAAAACTTGAGACTGTGGTTAACCTTTTAAGGAAGGCTTCACTGTGGCTCGGAAATCTTTTAACTAGAGACTTGAATTCTGCTTCCAGTTCATTTGGAAAAATGATGGAATTCTTTAAGGGCATTCGGGCAACTTTTGAGAAAGTTCAAGATTTCATGCGCCCCCTTACGGATGCTGGTCAAGTACTTCTTGATATTTTTGGTCAAATTGGGGGCGGTGTTGCATCTAGTTTTGTTGAAACGCTTGAGTATCTCGCAGACCTATTGACGGGTGCCGAGGGAGACAACCTTAAAGGTTTTGTGAGCGGTCTTGGCGCAATCATGGGGCTTCTTCATGAGAAGTTCCTTTTGTTCCTCAAGGCAGCAATGGATGTGCTTCCTATCATCACTTTGCTTTTTAAGCCTGTTGAGTTACTGCTCAAACTTATGACTGGCGTTGTAAAAGTTATTCAAACTATCGGCGACAAGTTTGGGACAATTGGTAGGGCAATTTCTGGTTTAATCATTTTGTTTATGCTAATGAAGAAATTTTATTTAATGCAGTATCTTGAGAAAAAACTTGGTGCGGCTGTTAAGGTTCAAAAAGTTTGGGTCATGAATAACAACAGTGGACCTGGTAATCAATTCAAGAGATTCAGCAAAGCAAAAGACTTGATGAGTAAGGTTAAAGGCAAAATTCCTTTCTTGGGTGGAGGGGCTGGCGCAGGTGGTGCGGGCGCAGGTGGTGCGGGCGCAGGAGGTGCTGGTGCAGCAGGAGCCTCAACGGCGGCGACTGCCGCTACTGCTATCTTGCCTTTAATTGGAGGTCTTGTCAGTGGAAAATTAAGTGGTGACTATCTATTTAATCGGGATGACTCTATTAAATCACGAACGATGTCTGCTGGCGTTGGTGCAGCAGGCGGCGCTGCTATAGGCGCAACGGTTGGTGCGATATTTGCACCATTTACTTTTGGTTTGAGCGTTGCTGTCGGTGCCGCTATTGGTGGTATTACTGGCGCAGTGACTGGATTCCTGACTGCTGGTAGAACTAAAAAAGCCGCTCGCAAGGCTGCGAATAAAATTGTTGATGACCTGACTACAGGGATTGACGATGCTGTAAAAGATGGCGACCTTGAAGCAATGGGTCAATCACTTACTGCTGCTCTTAAATTGGCACAAGCACAGTTTGACAAAGGTGGAATTTCTGCTGGTGAAATGGAAAAGCGCAGAAAAGACCTAGAAGCACAACAAAAGCGTATTGATGTCTACAACCAAAATGCTTCCAAGTTTAAACTATTCTTTGGTGAAGATACCGACCAAATGAATAAGTACTTCAAGGAACAAGGGACACAAGATGGAACAAAGTCTGTAGAGAACATTTTTGACATTATTAAAAATAAGGGTCTTGATGCTACTGAAGTTGTCGGAACACTTTTTGATAACTTTAACCAGCAACTTCTTGAAGCCCGCTTGTTGATGTACGATTCGTGGAAAGCAGCCGCTGGGGCGATGAAAGATGTTGATGCCGCATACCGCAAGATTGCTGGTGGCGCGACAGACATGGGGTCTATTACTGACTTCTTGAAGAAAGAATTTCAGTACAACCTTGTAAAAACTGGTGGCAATGTTTATAAAGCCATGATGGCTTCGGAAGAAAACCTCAAGGAACAAATGAAGGTTGGTGGTGCTCTTGAAAAGGTAGCCCCTGAAATTAATCAAGCAATAGCCGACCTTCGTCTTGACGATTATGGTGTTCTTCTTGAACAGATTACAAAAACTGGCGAATTAAACGCTAAAGCAACTCTTCTTTCTGATGCCTCAGGGGGACTTCTGACCGAATCGCAGGCAAGACTTCTTGTGGCGCAAGCAGCAGCAGTTAGTGGCGGAACGGGTATGAATGCCGTCGATGAAGGAATCAATGCATACTTGCGTGGTTCTGTATCCTCTAATCAACTAGTGGAGGGGATAGGGCGAGGAAACGCATCCGCTACAGCAACAGACCCAGGTAAATACACATACACCACAGCAAATGGTGAAAGAGTACTAAATGATGCGAACAAAACAGGCAAGTCTGCTTTTGTTGGAGGTGCAGGAGTGGGAATAACAGCACCAGTTTTTGCGGGTAATCAATCAATGAATGTTAACAACACATCTATTGCAGTATCTGGCGTATTGGATGAGGCGTCAATCAAGAAGATTGCTGCAGCAATCGCGGCAACACAGTCTAATTATACGGAACGCCAAACAAATGGGCGGGTTGTACCTAAAGGAGCATTCGACCGCTAATGACTACCTACACAAACATAGATACAATTAAGGCAAGGCTTCGCGGGGAACCATTTAGTTCTAGTTATAAAGATTCGTATGACAACTCAGCAATCCGTATTGCATACATTAAGGACTTTACAGGAACATCGGAAGAAAAGTTTAAGGGTTTGGCGGCACTTGATAGTGCTCAATTGCAATTAGTTGCTCCACGAATGAGTTTTGTTAAAAAGCAAAACTACGACGACTATGAGTATTTTTTTCCTTTTGCTCCTATAGCAATTAGTTATGATGGTTTAGCGGACGAAGTTGTTGAAATACCTCGCCCTGGTACCACTCCACTTATTGCATTCAAGGCTCACAGGTTGTTAAAAGTTTCGTTTGAATTTACAATCGCCCGTGTTGGTGATGGGATTGTTGGCAGTGTCGATAATGATATGAAGCAGTTGAGAAATATGGCTGGAATGTCTGACCGTGATGTGCAGTTCAGCAACTTCGACGGCATGATGACCGTGCCTCGTATTTATCGTAATGACATTACGGGTAAAAACAAAGTTGCTGGTATCCGTTTCAAAATTGCTGAATTGACTTTTAGTAGTGTGCGCCGCAACGAAAAAAATGAAATATCGCAGGCAACAGCAAGTATTACTTTTATCGAAAACAACAACCCGTTGGTTGAACTTGTGAATATTCCTAAATTGAAAAAACCTAAACCTGTATCAAAGAAGGATAAAGATAAAAAATTAGTTAACAAGGCGTTGGGTTTGTGGTCAGTGATTACTAAAGGTAATTCAAATTATACTGATGCTCAAGGCAACATGACCAATGATTAGTACTTTTGATTCTCAACTGCAACGAGTTTTTCTTCTTGACAGTACAGATACCGAGCATGAGGTAACTCATGCAGTGACGAGCATGTCGCTCAATTACACAATTGACGCTGGCGCTGATTTGCAAATTGAACTGTTTGACGAAGAAAAACAGATGTTGAAAAAAGACTATTTTCAACTTGGGTCTATGTTTTTTGTTGGGTCAGGGATAACTGTTTCTGGCTATGAGCCATTCATTCTTGTTGAAATCAGTGTCTCCGATGGGGAGGGTTTTGGTGCAAGTGTTAAATTAAACTTTAGAGACAAAGTTTTTCATGAAATGAAAAATGACTTTTCTCCTCAAAACCTTCGCGCTGCTAATGGTTATGATTTTGCTGCAAAAGTAGCAAAAAAGTTTGGTCTTAGATTTATCGGGCAGCAGGTAAAAGGCAAACAATCAGTTATTAAAGTTAAAACAAAAAATAACCGTGATTCTGTTTGGAAAGTTTTAAGCGATGCCGCAAACCAAAACCAGTATGTGTGCTTCGTTTCTAACGACACTCTTTTTTTTGGTTCACCCAAATTCCTTCTTGGGCAGTGGGGTATTGATTCCGTAGAATCCGTAGGGGATAGCCGACCTACAACTGCCTACCCTAAAACACCCATACCTGTCGTAAAAGGGAATATCAATCTCAATCGCCGTCCATTGGCAAGTTACAAGGGCGGTACTGCAACGGTTAGGTCTATCCACTTCAGTGAAGGAAAAGTATTTGTTCTTATCCCTACTGTTTTAGAGCCAGGTATTGTTGTGAGCGACAAGGTCGCATTGCAGCACTATCGTAAAACTGGGCAACATTTAGGCAAATATCGCACTAACGCCGATGCAACTCTGGCTGCAAAAAACCTTCACGCATTGCAAGCAGAATGGGTAAAAGCAGTCGCTGCAAACATGAAGACCATTTACTATATTCCCCTTATTTACCCTACTCCAAGTACGGAAAATAGATTCTTTCTGACTGGTATGCCCGAAATGAAAAGAAGCCTTGAAAGCGTAAAAGAAGGTGAAGGTTCATGCAATATCTTCGGACCTTCCGCTCGTAACCTACGAGCAGGAATGACAGTCATCCTGAGAGGCATGAATCAATTTAATGGTGAATATATTATTACTTCAGTGGACTTTTCTCTTGGTGAGCCAGAACCAGTCAAAATAAATTTTGCCAATGTTTCAAAGATGGCACCAGAAGACAAGGCTAAAGTAGACCAAAAGATTGCTGAAGTAACAGTAATTTCAGGGACTGGAAAATAGTTATGCGTGGTGGAATATACGACCCATTCTCCCATATTGGGGACTACGGCTCTAGTGAGGCAGAGGATGTCTCTGCGGTTAAGCCATCTATCCATATGGGTATTGTCAAAAGTTATAACCCGACGCTCAAGACCTGCATGGTTCTTGTTCCAAGTATCAATGACCTAAGCCCCATCGGACCTTGCAAAACATTAAAACCTTATAACTCGTCTGGATTTATTACGCCAGTCAAGGGGGACAAAGTTGTTGTGGCGTTTATAGATAGCAAGTTGAACCAACTTGTCATTCTTGGGAAACTGGCTTAACTATGTGGGAGAATAGATAGATATGGATACTTTGAGATTGCCTTTGTCTTTTGTTAGCGGTGCTGCCGTACTGAATGTTGACGCCTCAAAAGAGTTTTATGAGCAGATTTTGTCTATTGTTATTCAGACAGAACCTGGCGAACTTGCCATTACGAAGAGTTTCGGCATCCCTGACCCTGCTTTTTCCAACCTTGCCAGAATCAACCCTTTTGAGGGAATCCAACAGTTTGTCCCAGAAATTGAAATTAAAGATGTATCCTTTGCGATTGGTCCAGACCAGCAAACTTCAGCCATCCTGACCTATACCTCTTAGGAAGTTACCATGCCATCACCTGATTTTAGCGACTACATAAATTTAACCATCTTTGATGTTGAGCCAATCGATATCTACAACGAGGCTGTTGATTACGCAAAAACATCATTGCCTGAGTTTGAACCACGAGTTGGGACAGTAGAAAACGCCATTCTTGAAGCCGTGTCATACAGTACTGCGGTATTGGCTAACACCATTAACCGAATTCCTGATGGGTTGATGGAAGGAATTCTGTCGTTGATGGGTTTCACCCGTAACGAGTCTACTTTTGCTACTGGAAGAGTCAAATTCACCACTTTTGATGACTTGGGTGGACTTGTTGTTGCAGGCACCGTGGTGTCATACGAGCAGGTGAGCGGAACAACAGTAATTTCTTGGGCATTTGAAACTCTTACCGACTTAGTTATTGCTAGTGGTGCAACAGAAGCAGAAGTTGATGTCATTGCACTTAATGCGGGTCTTTATCCTGAATTATTTGCTACACAATCGTTGGTTGTTATTTCAGCAGCAGAAGATGTTGCAGAGGCAGAATTTGTTGATGACATTTTTGTCGGCTCTGACAGCGAAACAGATTTTGAATACTTTTCTCGTGGCTCCCAGTTCTTAGCCTCACTAAATACAGGTTTGGCTACTGCGGCACAAGTGTCTAACAAGATTCGTTCCGCGTACCCCTCTGTCCCTGTGTTTAAAGTTTACGACTTAACAAAAAGCGACAACATGACTATTGGAACTAGCGTGGTTGGTTGCTTTACGGTAGCGGTATGTGCCCTAGATGGAACAGCACTAACTACTGGCGTTAAAAATGAATTAAAGGCAAATCTAGAAGAACTATGCATCGCTGGGCTTGACATATCCATCGCCGACATGACTACAGGAATTGCGACCATCACGACATCAATAGCGATTGTTGATGGATACACCCCAGCAAATGTAACCGCCGATGTTGAAGAAGCCATCAATAGTTACATGTCTTTTGCGGGCTGGGACTTCACTACCACACTTCTCAAAAACCGCTTGATTGCCTTGGTCTCTGCAGTAGCGGGCGTTGACTATGTCACCGAACTTGCGATTGTGAGTTACAGCAACGCTAACGCAACAGTGAACGGCGCAGGAAACCTTGTATTCACTAAAAAAGGTGAAGTGCCAACAACAGACATCACAGTATCGGTCGTGTAAATGGGGTACTCGGTAAATAAAATATCACCCGCCGACTCTGTTTTTTTGGCTTCAGGGGCACCAACAGATAGGTGGCGCGGAGAACTGTGTGCGCTTGTTAACGCTCCGACTATCTCTAAATGGGACGACGGAAGCATTGCTGTTACTGGTGATAACCAAGCAGAATTTAGGGTTGTTTTCAACAAGATAGAAGCAACTGGCAAACAGCAGTCTTCTTTTTCTGTTACTACCCATGAAATGAAAGACGACTATGTTGAGTCGTTTATTTGGATTAAATCAGACAATATCGTTACTGTGTCCAGCAAAATGCAGTTAATCGCCATTACGAACGCAGCACTCCTGCCTGAAGAAACAATTACTTCCACTTTCTCTAATACACGAATCACAACAGGTGAGTGGACATTAGTGAGAAGTGGTGTTGTTCAGGTTCCATCTGATGAACATCATTACGGCATTTCTTTAACTATTACTTTTAAAAATGTTTCAGGAGTGGACACTACTCCGACTGTCTATATTTCTAATCCAACTGCTTATTCAAGGCTGCAATTTACTAATAACCCATCGTTTTTTTCCGTGTACGAAACATTGCCTCAAGTCTTGCAGTTATCTGACTCCGAGGTCAACGCTCCGACTTATTCTCTTTTGCGATTTGTGGAAACGGCACTCGCAATGCGTGGAGAGTTGTACGACCTATACCAAGACATTATCCCGCTAGATATTAGTCAAGGGTATAGCCCAACTGACCTCACAACACATAGTGCGCTTGTTGACGGTGATAAAATCTTCCCCGAGTTTGCCCCATTTATTGCACAGTTCGTCGGTACAAAGTTATCCAACCCCTCACCGTCGTCTACTCCTTGGGAAAACATCCCAGGAACATGGGAGGAGATAGACAGCGTTGACATCGCCCTAGAAGCAAACACTGATGCAGACGAGGTTCAATGGAGGGCGCTTGAACGCTACAACACTCAAATTAGTGGTCTTGCTGACTTCTTTCGCTGGCAAATAAACACTGGCTATTACGGACTAAACGCTGGTTCCAAAAGCGCCCTCGTTTCAGCAGCAAAATATTATTGTACTGGAACAAAAACAGTCAATTATTCCGTACCGAGCGTATGGAATGTCAAGATTGAGACAAAACTTGAAGAAACACCCAACGGTGGCAGTCTCGTAGTTGGCGACTCAAACCCAGACATTCTTGATTTTTTAGAGAAAATTCGTCCACTTGGAACTGTTTTTGAGCACGAACTCATCGCCTAAATGCAATCTATTGTATAATTAACGCCAGGAGAACTTTATGGCTGTATCAAATACCCCTCGTTTTACACTTCCTCAGTGGTCGTCTAGTGCTGATGAATTTACGCGCGAACAAATGACGGATGCTTTTGCATCTATTGGCGAGGATGGGGCACTTTTTACTTCTTCCGCTACAGCAACTCCTCCAGCCTCTGCGGCAGCAAATATTAAGTCATTTTTTTGGGATAACACAAATGGAAAACTTTATTTCCGTGGAGATACGACTGCTTCGGTAACTCACCCATACACTCAGATTTTTCCAGTACTTCCTGCAGGACATGTTCATGCAGACCTTCAGCCATTAGATAGCGACCTCACAGCAGTCGCGGGATTGTCAACAACAGGAATTATTGTCCGTACGGCTTCAGGAACTGCGGCAACACGCAAACTCACCGTACATGGCTCTGGAATTTCGATTGCTAACGATACGGGCGTCGTTGGAGATATTGGTTTGACGATTGCGTCCGCAACCGCTAATACCCCTTCAACTTTGGTTTTTCGTGACGCAACTGGCAACTTCACTGCTGGCACAATAACTGCCGCATTATCGGGTAATGCCTCTACCGCTACGGCGTGGGCTACTGCACGCAACCTGAGCCTTACTGGTGATGCCACTGCAACCCTGTCAGCGGTTGATGGCTCTGCAGCCGTGTCCGCTGCTGTAACGCTCGCCACAGTCAACACAACTACTGGTTCGTACGGTACCGACCATGACATTCCCACCTTTACGGTCAACGCTAAAGGTTTAGTCACTGCTAGCGGTTCTGTTCAGGTTCGTTCTGGTACCACTTCAGTTGCAGGAACCGTTCAATTAACAGACTCTGTTTCTTCAACTTCAACAACAACTGCGGCTACACCAGCATCAGTAAAGACTGCGTATGACCTTGCTGCTTTGGCTCTTCCTTATGCTGGCGGAACGATTACTGGCAAATTGACGACTGTTGCTTCGGGAACTTCCACGGCAAGCATTCTGTTATCTGCGGGTTCTGCAGACCCTTCTGCTCCAGTAACTGGTGACCTTTGGAATAACGCTGGAACACTCAAGTTGCGCCAAGCGTCTTCCACGAAAACGATTGCTTTCATTGACGGCAACATTGCTACCGCAACAACATGGGCAACATCTCGCACTATTACTTTGGCTGGTGACGCTACTGGTTCAGTATCAATCAACGGTTCTGCTGATGCGACCTTGACCGTAACTGTGGCTGATGACAGTCATACACACAACACTATTTATTACACCGAAACTGAAGTTAACAACGCCAAGTTGTATCAGTATGGAAATACTGGTGGCGTTGCAAACGCCGAAGGAACGAGCGGTGCAATTCTTGGTGCGACACGCGTCACTCCTCGTATTTATGTGCAAACAACAAACCCTGGTACTACTGGTGTTGTTGGGGACATTTGGTTTGAAATCTAATGAAGTCAATCAAGGCGTGGCATAACGGAGAATGGGTTGCCGTCAAGAATATTTATGCATTCCATCACGGCATCGGATATGTAAAACTTCAATCTATTCGTGTTAATGATGGACAAAATTGGATTGTATGCGACATCAACCAACGAGATGTAGTAAAATATGGGAGTACATTTGTATTGACAGGGGCATAAAGCGTGAATACAATGACAAGCACTTCAGTAGCAATATTTTCGCTCGTTACGGCTTGTATATCCGCTTTCGTAATGCTGCGAGGTCAAAAACTGGGCTTTAAATCTAATTCTCAACAAGCAGAGAATCGTCAAGTCCAAGTTATTTTTGATGGCTACAATAAAATTGTTGAAGACCTTCGCTATGAGGTTGAGCGACTCACTTTTTCCTTGGAAGTTATACAAGAAGAGATGATACTGTGCGATGATAGAAACAGGAAACTTAGCACTGAGATAGACACCCTTACTGCTCGCCTCAATCAATTGGAAGTAAGAGATGGATTCCCCAGAGGAAAATGAAGAGACAGTTCTTCTTAAATTTGTTGACATGATGAAAGAGGCGATGCCTGACAAAGTCATCTCCAATTTCATTTTTGTAGCAGAAGTCGTAGGCAACGACGACAACCGCCTATCAATTCTCACCTCCACCGCCATGACCCCTTGGCTTGCCACAGGCATGCTCCGAGTAGCAATGGACATGGTTATCAATGGTCAAGACACATTCACCGACGAAGAGGACGACTACGAAGATATGTAGTCCCCATTACCTTCCCTTGCAGGGACGCCGTATGGTCTAAAATGCATATAGCACATGGAGGCAGTAATGATTGCTGGAATTTACAACATAACCTGTGAACAGGGCGCTACCTTGACACGGACATTCCGCGTTCAAAACCCCGATGAAACCGTCTACAACCTGCAGGGTTATCAGGCAAGACTGCAGATTCGGCGTGAAGTTGACTCCACGACCGTTCTTTTTGCTGCAACTTCCAATCCGTCCGCTGGTATTGAAATCAGTACGACTTTTGGTGAGATAAGTTTAACCATGACTGCTGCTCAGACTGCTGCTATTCAGCGGAGCGGCTATTACGACTTGGAAATCTACAACGGTTCTGGAATCGTCTACAAGGTTGTCAAGGGTAAATTTAACCTTGCAAAAGAGGTGACACGATGAGCGATGCCAATATTGTCAACATCTCTGAGATGAAGAACATTGTCTCCGTGGATGAGATTCAGCCAAATTTAATTAGAGTTACAACTTTCTCTACCGAGAGCATCCAGACCAATTTCTTGAGTGGCTCTGGCGCTCCTTGGACAATCGAAGTGGAGTTCTAAGAGTGCCCTTTATCTCAAGTACTTACGGCAGAACTGGCGATTACTATATCGACCAAGCCACAGGAGACTTTTACGGTCCGAAAACCGATGAGGGTTGGCCCGAAATCCCATTTTTTACCGCATTAATTGAGGCAACTCACTTCAATACGCGCTATGTACACAATGAGCCAACTTCGTCAAGTACTTGGATTATTAACCATCCATTACACGGGAAACCTTCTGTTACTATCGTTGATTCTGCAGGAACTACAGTCTTTGGTGAAGTACAATATATAAGTGACACACAAGTGAGGGTTTTCTTCACTGTGCCGTTTTCGGGATTCGCATATCTAACATAAGGGCAATGTCCAATGGCAACAAAATTTCTTACACATATTGACCTCAATCAGAACCAGATTGTCAATGCCACTTTGCAACAAGTGCCTTCCGACCCAGCGTCTGGCAACTTTGAGGGTCGCCTCATCTATCACACTGGCGAAGATGTCATTAAGGTTTGGTCTGGGACTGCGTGGAGAACGCTTCTTGCGTCAATTGGTCAAGGGGCTGTAGGCACCAATGGCGTAATTTCTGGTGGAGCAAATGCGACTGCTATTACAATCTCAGAGACAAACGGTCAGATAACAATCACCCCAGTTCTGGCGACAGCATCAATTGCTGGTCTTTTAACCGCAGCAGATTTTACCAAACTTGGCGACTCCACTGCCGAAAATACCTTTGGTAAACTTGTTCAGCGTGACGCAGGCGGTCAGGCTAAGGTCTCTGACCCAACACTTGCGGCACATATTGCCACCAAAGGCTATGTGGATGCTGCCCGTCAAGGTCTTGATGTTAAGCAGTCAGTACGAGTTGCGACGACTGGCGCAATCAACCTTACAACAGACCTGAATAACGGCGATACAATTGACGGCGTAACTCTTGTTACTGGTGACCGTGTTCTTGTAAAAGACCAAGCAACAGCATCGCAAAACGGTATTTATGTTGCAACTGCTTCTGGTGCAGCAGTTCGTGCTTCCGATGCTAACGGAACGGCAGATACTGGTGAACTCACAAGTGGAACCTTTGTTTTCGTAGAAGCAGGAACTCTCAACTTTGACTCTGGTTTTGTTATTTCAACAGACGGAACAATTACTGTTGGCACTGACGCAATTACTTGGACACAGTTCTCTGGTGCTGGCTCGTTTGATGCTGGTGATGGTCTCAGCAAAATTGGAACACAAGTCAATGTCAATGTCACTGCTAACAGGACAGCAATTGTCTCAGACGCCATTGATATTGCATCGACCTATGTTGGTCAGTCTTCAATCACAACCCTTGGAACAATCACCACTGGTGAATGGGGTTCTGCCGCAACCGACATCGCTGTTACTTCTGGTGGTACTGGTTCCTCAACAGAGTCTGGTGCTCGCACCAACTTAGCATCGGCTTCTGGTGAAGCCACGGGAAGAACTACGGATGGCTCTCCGACCCTTGCTCGTACTGCCCATCAGGCTTGTGCTGCCTCTATCGGTACTACTTCGGTCACGACCGTTACACATAACTTCAACACAAAGAATGTAACCGTTCAGGTTTATCAAGTGTCAACAGGAGAAACGGTCAACTGTGATGTTGTTCGTGGAACTAATGACTCACTGTCCGTAACAATTAACGGTTCAACAATCGGTGCAGACGACTTCCACATCGTCGTAACTGGATAGGAAAACATGAAAATCACAGCAGAACAAAAAGCAATGGCAGCATCGTACGCAAGAAGCGTCCTTGGTGCAGCAGTCGCAACATATGTAGCAACAAGCGATTTGAAACTTACCGCTAATGCTCTCTGGGCAGCAGCACTACCTGTTATCCTTCGTTATCTGAATCCAAAAGATACAGCCTTCGGCAAAAAGGCTTAACTAGCCTTGCCCTGAGGGGCAACAACATAGGAAGCGATTGAGGTCGTGGCGCAAAAATTTATTACCCCTATTGCTATTCGGCAGTTGTCATCTGCTGGTTCTGACGGGTTAACGATTTATGTTGACGGCGACACCTATGCGAGACTCCAAGTTCAAGGCGGCGGACGCATTGTCTGGGGTGACGGAACCAATGTTGGGGATGTAAATCTCTACCGCGATGGAGCGGATGTCCTCAAAACTGACGACACATTAAAAGTTCCCACTCTTTTTATTGACGGCATTGAAGTAGATACTTCTGGGGCTACTACTGACCAAGTGCTCAAATACAGCGGGGGCAAGTTCTCTCCTGGCACTGCATCTACCGTTGCTGCGCTTGATGACTTAACCGATGTAACCATAACGAGCATTGCCACTAATCAGGTTTTGCAATGGAACGGCACCGCATGGGTGAACTCAACTGCTGCAGGTGGAGCAACAATCTCCGACACCGCTCCGAGCACTCCTGTTGCTGGTCAGATTTGGTTTGAGTCCGACACTGGTAAAACTTTTATTTACTACGATTCTTTCTGGGTTGAAGTTGGAACACAGCCTCTTGGGCCAAGTGGGCCGACTGGTCCTGTCGGTCCTACGGGTTTAACTGGAGCGACAGGTGCAACTGGGGTTGGGGCTACTGGACTTACTGGTGCCACGGGGTTAACTGGTGCCACGGGCGCAACAGGGCCTAGTGGTATTCCTGGTGAGGCAGGTACTGTTGGATTGGGTGGCGTTGATGGGGCAACAGGTCCAACAGGGCTAACTGGTGCGACTGGTGCAACGGGTCCACAAGGTCAGTCATCAAGTTTTTATAACTACCAAGTTAAAACTGGTTCTACTAGCGGTGACCCTGGTGACGGTCATATTACCTACAACAACGCAACACAGATTAGTGCCACGCAGTTACAAATAAACCATCTTGACACAGCCAATAACGATATTGACTTGTTTCTTGGTCTGCTTAAAAGCGGCGACAGAATATTTATTCAAGACCAGAATAACTCTGCCAACTTTCAGTCGTGGACGATTAACGGAACCGTTGTGGACCACGGCAACTCGTGGCTTGATTTCCCTGTTTCGTTTGTTTCTTCTGGTGGCGTCGGTACTACTGGTTTCATCAATAACCATGCTGTTATTTTGGTTATTGCGAGCATTGGTGCCACGGGCGCAACTGGTCCCACGGGTGCAACTGGCGCTACTGGTCCATCTGGTTCTAACGGCTATGTTGGTTCTGACGGTGCAACTGGCGCTACTGGTCCAACGGGCGCAACAGGACCTGCTGGTGCTACAGGCGTAGCGTATGTGAGCGTTTCTGATACTGCTCCAGCATCACCAGTATCGGGCGACCTTTGGTTTGATTCATCAACTTCAGTTACATATGTTTATTACGATTCTTACTGGGTTGAAGTTGGTCCGCAACCACTAGGTCCGACTGGTCCGACTGGTCTTACTGGAGCGACAGGTTTAACAGGCGCTACTGGTCCTACGGGTCTTACTGGCGCAACAGGACCGACTGGTCTAACGGGCGCAACAGGACCGACTGGTGTTGCTGCAACAGTCACGGTTGGAACCACAAGCGGTGGAGCAACAGGTTCTGTAACGAACAGCGGAACATCGGGTGCTGCGGTTTTGGACTTCGTGGTTCCTATCGGTGCTACTGGGGCGACAGGCCCAACAGGTTTAACAGGCGCAACAGGACCTACGGGAATTACGGGAGCGACTGGACCAACAGGCGCTACAGGCGCTACAGGTGTCGGTGCGCCATTAACAAGTTCTGCAACTGCTCCAGTATCTCCTGCTGCTGGTGACCTTTGGTTCAACTCAACTACTGGTTCTACTTACATCTACTACAACTCGGCATGGGTTGAACTAGGTGCTGGTGCAATGTCGCCACTACCAGTTACTTCATCTACTCGTCCATCAGGTCCTTGGACTGGGCAGACAATTTACGAGACTGATACTGGAATGATGGCCGTTTATAACGGCACATCATGGCGCTATGTAGCATCAGGAACTGCTGCATCGGGGAGCGTTTTACAGATTGTTGCAGCAAACAAAACTGACACTTTTACGACAACAAATACAACATTTACAGATGTAACTGGCTATAGCGTAACAATAACTCCAAAATCAACATCATCTAAAATACTCATTCAAGCATCAATGAATATTGGTGCAACATATGCAGCAAATACAACATATGTAAGACTAGTTAGAGATACAACAGCAATAGCCGTCGGTGATGCTGCTGGTTCACGAACACAAGTATCTATTGCTGCTGAGCCAAATGGAAACTCAATGGCTCAAGGAACTATTCAATACCTTGACTCTCCAGCAACAACAAGTTCTATTACATACAAAATACAAATATGTACCAATGGTGCTGGTACTGCTGCAATAAACAGAAGTATTGATGATACAAATGCTACTGGGCGTCCAAGAGGAATGTCTTCAATTGTTGTTACAGAAATAGCAGGTTAATAATGGCTGCTATTACTTTTCCATCTTCTCCGTATGTAAATCAGATTTTTACTGTTGGTCCCAAGAGTTGGCAATTTGACGGAACGGTCTGGAACGCCTACTTCAACGAAGCCGTTGATTCTGTTTACGGAACTGGCGCAGACGGCGATGCAGTACTGGACGGAACTACAACTATTCTCAGCATGGCTCCATCTTCAAGCGTGTATTCAATGACGCGCGATATGTACTTTAACGACTTGACTATCAATGCGAGCGTTCGTCTCGCCCCTAATGGATACAGAATCTTTGTCAAAGGCACGCTGAAGTTTATGGGGAACAACTCCACGGTTGGTTACACAACTGGCTTCGCAACTGCTGGTTCCATCGCTCAGGGTGGCGGAATACTAGAAGCGGTCATTCATTCTTTGGGTGGTGCTGCGACTGGGTATCTATCAACAGTTCCAACGGCAGCGCTAGGTGGCGCTAACTATTTTAAAGTTCCACGACAAGCAGTTACTGGTTACTCAATCACTGCAGCAGGTGGACCTACCTTTTTGCGTGGAGGTGCTGGTGGACTAGCCCAAGTTGGAGGTGGAATAGTTATCATTGCCGCTCGTTACATTTCTGGTCCAGCGACAGGTACGGCTTACATCAAAGCACCAGGAACTGCACCTGCAGGCGGTGGGGTAATACTTATTGTTTCTTCTGCTGAGGTTCTGGCTGCTGGAATTACGACTGATGTGACTGGGCAAAACCCAGGAACCGTCTACTATATGTCACAGGTGTGATATGCCAATTTCAAGAATAGAAAAAAGTGTTACACGAGCAGGAAACGACTCTGTGTATGGGACAGGCATGGATGGTGATGTTGTTGTTTCTTCGGCGGTTACTTTAACTTCTGACATGTTTTATAACTCTCTGACTATTACTTCGTCGGGTGTTTTGTTAACGAATGGATATAGAGTTTTTGTAAGAAACACATTGACCTTGGATGGTCATATGGGTATTGGTGCTGTGTCTGGTGCGACTGTTAGTCCTTCAGCCACTGTTGTTGCAGACGGAACAGTTAAAGGTCATTCGCAAGCAGCAATAACCTACAGGGCGGGCGGTCAGGGCGGCGGAACATCGGCTCCTTCTATTCCGCAGTTGCCTTCGTACCTGTATAAAGACATCAATATGATGCTTTCTGGAATCATGGTTGATACCACTGGGTCTATCGTCGCTATTGGTGGAGGTTCTAAAGGAAACGCTGGGGCAACTGGTTCAACAGGTCCTAGTGGTGCGCCAGGGGCGGCTGGAGCATCAGGTACACCAAGCGAGACACCTGCTTCTTGGCCAGGTAAGGCTGGCGCGGCTGGTTCTAACGGCGGGTACGGACCTAGTGCAACAACAGTCGGTGTACCAGGCGGAAGAGGAAACCCTGGCGCTGATGGTTCAGCCAACCCTACTGCCACAGGCGGAACAGGTGGCGCTGGAGGAGCAGGCGGTGCTGGAGGAACGGGAGGCGCAGGAGGCTCTGCGGGTGCAGGTGGAGGAGTTGTTCTTGTTGTTGCTAAAACAATCCTTGGTGCAGGAAAAATAATTTCTATTGGTAGTCATGGTTCTGCTGGTTCTGCAGGAAGTCCTGGTTCTGCAGGGAGTCCTGGTTCTGCAGGCGGCACAGGGCAACATCAACCTAAAGGTGCAAACGGTGCAAACGGCACCGCTGCACCTGGTCGTACAGACCATCACCATGTGGCTCCTGGGCATACTCATGCTCCACATACAAGAACACATAACCACCACAATCACACGACGATACATTCTGACCGTCATGGGCACATAGTAAAACCTCATCACCATGTGGATTTTGGTAAATTTGTAGGTCACCTAAATGTTGAAGGTGCTCACTGGCATCATGGTGGTCATTACCATCACCCTCATAACGACGGACCACACGGTGGTGTTACTCACTGGGATGGTCACTATTGGCATGCATGGATACCCCACTACAACGGACAGGGACACTGGGTTCATTACCCCCCTAATCCTCATTCAAAACCCAACGGGCATCACAGTAGCGCCCAACCTGACGGCAATGGTCATCACCACACTTTGGTCTACCACGGCTCTTTTGGTGGTCACGACGGACACACACATGCACACTTTGGACTTCCTCACCATAGCCATACCCACGGACACCACCCTCACTCAAGTGCTGATTATCATCACCATAATCATTCGGCAAGTCACCCTAACGCTGATGCTTCCGCACACTACCCAGGTGGTGCTGGTGGAGTAAACGATGGAACAAATACTGGCGCAGGCGCACCTGCAAGAACTGCTCCGAATGGTTCTGCAGGTTCACCTGGTGCCACAGGTTCTACGGGTTCAACAGGCGCTGCAGGCGGAGGCGGAGGCGGCGGAGCGATATTAGTCGTATCAGATACGGTCGCCAACACAATCACATACGATACAACGCAGGGCTCGTATGGTAGCATAAGTGCAACCCAAGGCTCTGCATACCTACTCATCAACTCATAGAGGAGACAACATGGACTACGGTCTAAACACACAACAGAAAAAAGCCGTACTGGAAAGTAGTTTGGCAAATGTTAAGTCGGAGATTTTTCACTTGCTTCTCCGCTCAAACATTGACCCAGATACCTTTGATGCAGAAAACTATACTATTTCGGAAGTTTTAATAGGCGAACAGCAGCGACTAGCAACCCTGCTAAACAGCGTAGAACTGATTGAAAGAAAATTGACAGAGATTGCGTGAAAAGGTTTGTTTGTGTCCCATCCAGCATGGGTGGGGTGCCAGATGAAGCAGTCAAACTGTCGAAAGAGTCTCAACTATCAATTCGTATAGAAGAAGATATTGATAAAATCTGTATTATGTCTTTCCCAGAAGATGATTTTACTGACTGCATGGACGAAGTAAAAGCAGGCTTCATACATATGTTGGACATTACAAACGAATTCGTCGATTTCCCCAGACATACGCACATGGTAGCAACGGACTTGAATTCTTGTTCTCAAGTAATTAAGCCAATAGTCATCACGAATCATTCTCTTAGGTTTCGTTCACGATTTAGTACGCTAGGCTTGCATCAGTTTTCCATTGTCGATAATGATGCTGAAACTTATTACCAAGGAGAGTTCACAGTAATATGAAGCATACAAAACTGGGAACATGCATATCCCTCTATGAAGATGTGTTTACCGCCGATAACGCAAGTAAGTTTTTGAAAAGCCTAGAAAAAGAGACAGAATCAGATTGGTCTGAACTGTCATGGGGTGGCTCTTATGTAGGGTCTGGGCAAGCCACATCCCATAGAACATCTTTAAATTGTTCCCTTGTTCCATTAATGAAGCCATACCCAGAAACGGATTTGTCGAAGTTCTTTACAGAAACAATCCGCAATCCTATTGAAGAGGTTTCGGAAGACTACAGAAGCGAATTTTTAATTCCAACCGCCATGCATGAGCCGTATTCCCTTTTAAAGTATTTGGAACAAGCGGAATACAAGCCGCATCACGACCATGCTCCAGATAATCGCAGGGTATATAGCATGGTTTCATTCTTATCGACCTCAGAAGAAGGTGGTCAATTAGAGTTTCCGCTTTTTGATGTTACTGTTGAGGCAATATGCGGAAGAGTCATCATGTTCCCATCTAACTTTCCTTACTTGCATATAGCACACCCAGTGACCAAAGGTGTAAAACATTCACTCGTTACTTGGTATCAAGGATAGGAAAACAATGAACGACCGTATAAAAACCTTTGGCATAGTCGGCTCTGGTACTGCTGGGCTAATCACGGCACTTATCCTGCGTAGGGCTTTCCCTACTTGCAGAATAACTGTTTTATCTTCTTCAAAGATTGGCATTATCGGGGTAGGTGAGGGGTCTACGGAGCACTGGAAACAATTCATGGAATTAGTCGATATCCCTCTTGAGGAGATGTTGGTAGAAACTCTGGCTACGCATAAGTACGGAATACGCTACGAAAACTGGACTACGCACACAAAAGACTATTTTCATAGTGTGGGTCATGTCGATGATATTTTCTGCTACGGATTCTTTGCAGCATATATGGGGATTATTGAATCTGGGAAAACGCTAACTAGTCAAACATCAAGTGTTGGCATGGTACGGAACAAAATCAATAGAGAAGGTTTACACAAGAACACTAACCAGTTTCATTTTGACACAATTAAACTAAATGAGTATTTTACAAAATTGGCTTTCAAGCGGAATGTTAAGTTTGTTGATGGGGAAGTTGAATCTGTCGTAAAGGACGAAGATGGGCTTATTGCTTCGGTACTAACAAAACAGGGCGATGCGATAGATGCCGACTTTTGGTTTGACGCCTCAGGTTTTAGCCGAGTATTAATGAATGAAGTTGGCGATGCGGACTGGAATTCTTTTAGTGAATTTTTGCTATGCAACTCGGCAATTCCTTTTCCAACAGAAAGCGACCCCAACGGACAAATTCGTCCGTACACCCGAGCCCGTGCAGCGTCTTCTGGATGGATGTGGGAAATCCCTACACAGGAACGCAGAGGTAACGGCTATGTATTTTGCGATGCGTTCATTACTGTAGAAGAAGCAGTCAAAGAAGCGGAACAAATGTCAGGATACAAACTTCCTGACGACCCACGAGTAATCAAATTTGATGCTGGGCACCTCAAAGAACCTTGGCAAAAAAACTGCATTGCCGTCGGTCTCGCATCTTCTTTTGTAGAACCATTAGAAGCAACCAGTATCGGCTCCACGATTCAACAAGTGAGGGCGGCTATTCCGTATCTTGCTTCGTTTCTCCCAACACACACGGCATCTCAAAAGCATTACAACAAGAGTTCGCATGAGATGATGCGCAATATATTGACAATGATACGACTTCATTACTATGGAGACAGACAAGACTCTAAGTTTTGGCAGGAAATGTCCCACATGCCAGTTAACTCGGAACTACAAGAAATGATTGACCTGTGGGCTGAGCGCCCACCGTCACGGTACGACTTTGCAAACAACCACGGTGAAATGTTTGGCGCGCCTCATCTAACACATGTCGGGCAAGGGCAGGGAATAATTAGCGTGGATGCTTGCACGAGGGCGATTGAGTCGCTTCATTTGCGTGAGCCCAGAGAGAAACAACTAA